TGCATGAAGGTCTTTTAACTGGTGGACAGATTGGTCAAAACAGTTATTTGAGAACAGCAGAAGATGTTTTTGCGATAAAAAACATAGATTTAAACATCAGCACAGCAATCGAAACTCTAAATAGACTAATTTCAGGACAAAAATTTGGAACTAACGTTATTGGTTTAGCAGACGAATAATGGAAAGCTATACCGTTCAAATAGCACCTGGCGTAACTGAAACGGTTATGGCCACATCTCCAGAGGAAGCAAGAAGAAAAGTAAGAATCTTAATTGCAGATAAAGGCACTAGAAACATTTATGACAAATTATATTTTGATTACGATACTGGCGTAAATAAACGAGGCATAAGGCGAAAATTAGCACAAGCAGAAATTAGTAAACGTGGTGATGAAAGAGAGCTAGTGCTAGATAGGATTGTTGGTAGTGGGGGTCATGTAAAAAACACTAAAGGTCAAATAGCTATAACTCCTACAGGTATGCGTGAGCTAGGGTTAGAAGTTCCAAGAATAAGATTAGCAGATGGTACCGTACTTGAACAAAATACTGTTGTAGACGAAAAAGGTTTTGATTTACGAAATGATTTAGCAGACTTTGCAGGCGTAGCTGGCCCTATAGCTGGTGCTATTGGTATGATGCGACCAGGTAGTAGAGTATTAGAGTTTTTTAAGAATACTCCTAGATTTGGCAGAATGGCTGGTGCTTCTATTGGATCCGCAGGTGGTAAAGGTGTTGAAGAATATGCAGAATTATTACGTGATGTGCAATTACAAAGCACAGGTGAGATAACTAATTTATTAAAACAAGAGGCCTTGTTGGGTGGTGTAGGACAAGGTGTTGGTGAATTAGTTGGTGCTGCTTATATTGCAACTCTTGGTAAAAGAACACCAATAGATGAAGGCCGTATGTTAGAGCAAATAAACAAAGGTAGAAATGCACCTGATATTTACAAGTTAGATGAGATTACACAAAGAAAATTTGGTAGAGTAGCAACAGAAAAAGAGATACAAGAGGCTATTGCTACAGGTCAAGTTAGAATGTCTGAGTTTAAGTTTGTACCTGGACAAAAAACTCTTGGAACAGAAATACCAGGTAGGATACAAGCTGTTACAGAAACCGTTTTTGGTAACAAAAGACTAAACGATCAAAGAGATTACTTTGCTGAATTATTTGGTAATTTATCAAAAACTATTGGTGCTGCCGATAACGAGTTAGACAAATTTATATCTCAATCAACCAAAGAAACACTTGATGAACAAATAGAAATAGCTAGAAATTCTCTAGTGCAAAAAGAACAAAACGTTTTAAATACTTTAAATGATTTGGTTGAAAATACTATAGATGATGCTTTTGAAATTGGTAATAGAGCTGCTATAGCAGATAGAAGAGAGTTTGGCCTTGAATTAGCACAAGGATTAGGAAAAGCAAGAACTTTTGCAAGTGGGTATTTAGACGGTAAATACACTGCAGTAAATGATTTATTTAATGATTTAAAAAATGTGCCAGGAAAAGGAACAAATACTGTTAAAGTAAAAATAGATAATAGGAATAAAAACTTTGGTGCTTTATTTGATAGTAGAACTCAAACTTTGCAAGTAGATCCTATCGTTGCAAAAGGAGAGCTTATAGAACAGGTAATAAGAGACACAATTAAAATAAACAAAGCACGTGCAAGTAAAATATATGAAGAGTATGTCAATAATTTTGGTAAAGGTAGGTCACTTGATCCTAACAATCAATATGTTGAACTATTAAATAAAGCCATACAAGACCCTAGGACTGATCTGCAATATTTTAGGAATTTATCCTCAATCAGTTCAGCACAAAGGGTGTTTATGCGAGAACCTACAGCAGCAAGAGCTACATTTACAGACTTAATGAGAACTATAGATAATTTTAGTGGAGCATCTGGAAAATATCGTGAAGGTGATAGCATATTAAAAGATTTATCTGAAAAATCCTTTGAAACTATCGTAGAAAGATTACCAGCTTATAACAATTTAAGAAAAAGAGCAGGATTACAGCCTATGAATTTTACTGACAGTGATTTTCGTAAAATACAAAATGCCGTTAAAGAACTTAGAAAAGCAAATAAGGATACATACGAAATAGAATCCATATTTAATAGAATACCTGAAACTAGCATAGTGGAAGATGCTACAAGAGGTGCTTTTGATGGGGATGAAGTCTTTGATACTTTGGTTATGAAAGGAGATAAGCAAAGGCTAAATTCAGTTTTCCAAGCACTTAAAGTTTTTAACAAATACAAAAATAACGTAGATGAAAAATATTTAGCAGATTTACCTTATAAGGATGTTGAAGCAGAATTAAAAGCAAAACTAAAACAAAGGTTGTTCCAAGATTTTGTCGATAAATCTACAGACTATTCAACTAATAGAATCGTAATACAGGAATTTGCACGTAAACTTCAGGCTTTTGAAAGATCAAACCCAGGTAAATTAGATATTTTGTTTACGGATTCTGCAGGTATTAACACTGCAGACAGAGTAAGAACAGTAATTGATCAAATGAATAAATTAAAACCAGACATAGCACCAAACAAACTGAGACAATTAATATCTGAATTTAATACTAATCCTAAAGGACTTAGTGAGGTAGAGAGTAATATTGGTTTTATAGATGAGTTGGGTAGATTAGCAAGAGCAAGTGAAGAAAAGCTTAGATTTAACGCAAATAGATCGATTAGTGAATTACCAAATAAGTCTGTTGAAGAAATTACAGAAACTATATTTAGGCCTAACGCTGCAAGCAATATTGAAGAGTTAAAGCTTATCGTAAGTCCAGAGGTGTTCCAAAATGTGCAAAGAACAAGTATGCAAAGAATACTAGAAAATGCAATAGATATGCAAGGTAGAGGTAGTATTAACGATATATTAAAACCTGGCAGACTAAAAACATCACTTGATTCATACGGAGATGAAACTTTAGATGCTATGTTTGGCACCAAATTTAGACAGGAGCTAAGAAACATACAAAGAATAATGGACACAGCTACTAGAGGTGAAGTTGGTAGGGGTGGCGGAGCTGGGACACTTGTTGCCGCTACTATCGCTGTCAATGCTTTTAATATAAACATGTTGCCAACAGTTTTAGGATTAGCGGTAATTAGAGAGGTTTTTAGTAATCCATTTATAGTGGGTCTTTTAGCTAAAAGAGATAAAGGATCTGTTTTAAAAGTATTAGATGCCTTTGAACAATCACTTAGACAGCTAGGTATAAGAGCTATTGACGATCAAGCTGGTATTATAAGCGATACAGTTACAGAGGCTTTAGGTGGTGAAGAAGCACAATCAATACTTGAGCCAATAAGAGAAGGTGTCCAAGAAACCATACAAAGCGTTCAAGACGTAGAAGTTCCAAATTTAACAAGCAATATTGAATTACCTGAGATAGAACCAGTAACTATGCCAGATCAAGGTATATCTGATGAAAGATTAGCTTTTGCAGAAAGGCTTTCAGGTAGAAGAATTATATAAGCCCTATCTCATCCCTATCAAAACCTAACGGTACATCTGATAAACAAGTTAAATGCTCTTTTGGTATATGTATGTATGGTTCGTTATCCTCATCATAATTAGGTGTAGGATTTATATTCATACGTATATCGTAGACATGATCTGACATCCACTCATGCATCCAGATACCGTCTGTCATACCGTATACAGTAATGAAAGGATATCCAGTTGACTGACTAAACGAGGCACCTTTACGCAATTTGTTTGCAGATAATATAAATGTATCGTATTTAGCACTAGCAAAACTACGGCACTTGATCTCACACCAGTACCATTTATCGGCTGATTCTATCCAATAATCTATACCGTAACTTACTGGTAGTTTGTGACAGCTTACCTGCCAGAGGCCTTCTAAAAAGCCTGCTACCCTATCTTCTCTTTTTTTATCTTGTATTGTTTCAAAACTTGGTGTTTTAAACATAATTACCTCCTAATTATTAAAACTTGATATAACAGCAAATACTATAAATGCCATTATTATTGACCATATATCCATATTTACTCCTCAAAAAATGTAGGATCAACAGCAACAAACCTTTTAGTTGGTCTGCCCTTACCACCTACTTTAATATCTATTTCCTGAATCTCTCCAGCGTTTTTAAGTCTTTCTATAATTTCTTTTACCTCATGAGATTTCATGCTTCTAAATAATTCATGACGGTCAACCTCTCTTTTAGATATGCCCTCGCTCTCCCTAGACCTTATATAAGACAATACTTGCTTTATCTTGGCCTCAGTTGCAGAACTAGCTACTTTATCTCTACATGCCTCTATAAAGAGCATATCGTAGTATCTAACGTAATCTATTGCCCACTTAGTAACATCTGCTGTAATCGTTGCAGTTTGTGCATTTGATGCCAAAGCACATATCAGAGCTAATCGCATAGCTTTTTCCTTAGAACGGCTTAGAAGAGGCTCTAGGCCGTCTCTTTCTAATATATCTTGTCTTTGTACAATCTCACTAGCAAACTCTTGTAATAACTGTTCTGAGTCTGGATCAAAAGTTAATACCTCTTGATCTAGGTTACATTCAGAGTTGTTTACCATGGGTTGTGATAAACCACCCCTGTCTCTTCTAATATAATTTACCCAGTTGACTAAGGTTAGTGGTGGTTTCTTAATCTTTTTAAGATTAGATACACGTCTTGGTTCTTTAGATTCTATAACCATAAATCTATTTAGAAAGCCGTCAGCTATACGTCCAGAGTTAAGTGCTTTGTAAAAGTTTTTGGGTACAGATAATCCAACCATAGTTATTGCAGGCTTATGTGTTACACGGTTCATAATTTTTTCTTTGATATCTTCTACTTGTATACCCATTAAAGAATAATTATCTGGCCTTAATATACCGTGACATCTACCCCAAGCTTCCATAAGGGTTTGTATGCCGTCCTCTTTATTTGTATTACCAGCTTGAGATATACTTTCTAATCTTTTACCAAACTCGTCCATAATAGTTACGTGTGTAGGCCTCATCTTTAATACTGAGTGGACAGCACCACTAGATGTATATCCATCCCCTACAACTAATTTATCGTGCTCAGAGGCGTTTAAAACTGCTTCTACAAAGGTTTTTATGTTCTCCTTTCCCTGTCCTGACTTTGCTATACACATAAAATACATACTAGAAAAGTTATTCATGTTAGTTTTAAAGATCCTACCGCATGTGACACTTGCTAATGATAGTGCAGCTACTAAAGATAATTCTGGTTGTGATACCTGTGCTATTTCTTCACAATAGTTATACATATCTTTGAGTAAACCTGGTGGATTAAACAAATCTTCTGGTGGTCTGATATCTTCTTTAGTTTGCACAAATAATGGTGCTATTTGGTTTTTTCTATCATGAGTTTTTTTTACATTATCTACAACTGACTCTACTTCTTGTTGCGGTAATGGTGGTTTATTATCTCTATTCCAATTATGTAAAAATATTCTTACAAAATCTAAGTTTAAATTTTTGGATATTAGATATCCAGCTATACGAGCTGCATTATCGTTTCGTGAGCCTTCGTTGACACCATGTAAGGAGAAGGGTGCAGTTTTCTGGACGCTATCATGTTTTGGTACGCCTGTAATTTTCTCAAACTCTTTGGATGTAAAGTCAGGGAGATCTTTATGATCAAATATATCCCAGCCAGGTAGGGGTATTGGCTTATACATCTGACCGTTCGCATGACGGTTGAATGGAGCAATTATGAGTCCGCCAACACCCCTTAAATCTATCAGCCTTTCTACAGGCGTATCATTTGTTCTTCTGGTCGCAAAGGTTGTATAGTTTTCTGGATTATTATAGTAATAATGCATACCTTTACCAGTTCTAACTTTATAAGGACAAGTAGGTAAATTTTCTTCTACCCAAGTCATAGCTTCTGGTGAGTCTGCGTCTACAACAATAAATTTACCACAGACTAAAGCTACTACTAAATTATCGCGATTAGTAAACCATTCTTCTACGGTTGTACGACAAGGCCTTTCATTTTTGTATTGTTCCCAACCTTTAAGAAAAGGGGGTGGTTTCTTATTAGATCTTTGTAGAGGTACTACGTTATAACCTTCATCATAGTAAGCCAAGGCGATATCTAACGCTGCCTCTTCTTCAGACAGATTAAAATTAAACATAACTAATCTTCTATAAGTAGATCTGCTATGTTGCCATATATACCCTCGAAGTTTAGTCTCCCCTCTGTAAGTTTAATGATCTTTTTAGCTTGTTTGATTGATGGTTGCCTATGTCCATATCTCCAGGCCTCTACAGTATGTTCAGATACGCCCCAATCTTTTGCAGCTTTTTTTTTGCCTAAAAATTGTATGTAAGAAGATAATGTAATCTTATCAACTTTCCTATCTTTGTACTTTGGCTCAATACCCATGGTTTCTAATCTCCTTAACTCTTGTCTAGATAATGAATTTATCCTATGATAATAAGTAGCAATCCACCCAAAATCTTCAATTGCATTTTCCATTTAACCTCCTTACAGTTTGCAAAAAATAATATTTTACACATTGTATCTTTTTAGTATATAATAAGCAAACTTATTATTTATTTACGGAGGAACCATTTTATGAATAATGATTTATCGAGCAGGATTGTTTCACCTGAAAAGCTAGTTCAAAACCAAGGAGCTAAAGTCCTTGTGTATGGAATGGCTGGTGCAGGTAAAACATCTCTTGCAAAAACAGCACCAGGTAAGGTGTTGGTAATTAGTGCTGAAGCAGGACTACTTTCTATCAAAGACGCTACAAACGTAGATGCTATAGAAGTAAAAGAAGCATCAGAGCTTATGCAACTTCATGAGTTGCTTAAAACTGGCCAACTACAATACGATACGGTTTGTCTTGACTCTATATCAGAAATAAGCGAACTGTTATTACAACAAGAGAAAGCCAGACACAAAGATCCACGTAAAGCTTACGGGGAAGTACAAGAATCTGTAACAAATGTGATGCGTGCTTTTCGTGATTTGAATATGCATGTTATGTTTATTTGTAAAGAGGAAAAGGTAAATAGTGACGGTATCTTTATGCACGAACCAAAAATGGTTGGCACAAAGTTAGGACAATCTATTACTTATTTCTTTGATGAAGTCTTAGCTCTTAGAGTTATAGATGATACAGATTCAGATGGTAACGCAGTTCAAGCCAGGTGGTTACAAACTAGAGTTGGACAAGGCTACGTTGCTAAAGATAGGAGTGGTAAGTTAGAAGCTTTCGAAGTTCCAGATCTTACTGCATTAATAGAAAAGCTTGGCTTTACAGCTGTAGCAAACAACACAGATAATGTGAAGGAGATTGGAAATGTCTGACTTTGATGACGTAGTATATGTAGAAACAGATGATAAACCTGTGGGGCCAGGAGTGGCTCCATCTGGTGATCATGCCGCAAAAATTATTGCAGCTGAGAAATATAAATCTCAAAACGGTAATTGGACTTTGAAAATGACTTTTCAACTAGCAGGCGGTAACTATAGAGATCATAACGAGTGGTATAACTTGTGGGATCCTAGAGAGGATATTAAACAAATATCTACAGATATATTCACTAGACTTAGTAAAGCTGTAGGTTTTGTTAAAGAACCACCTAGCTCTGCACAAGACTACGTGGGTAAAGAACTAACATTAACTCTTAAAGAAGTTGAGAATAACTGGACTGATAACGAGGGTAATGAAAGGACTGGTAGTAAGAATAAGGTGTTACGCTATTTACCTTTTGATTCTGGTGACATGTCGCCACCCCCTGCGGCAGTTCCGCCAAATCTGGGATAAAACTAAGGGGCGTTAAGCCCCTTTTTTATTGATCATCACAATTTTTACAAATATCAATATGTGTTACTTTATATTTAACTTGCCTGGTTCTAAAAAAATCTAATCTATAAATGTTCTTACACTTGATACACTTTTTAACTTTCATTTTTACTTTCAAGATCTTTTATTTTTTGCACTAAATCTGTTACAACTTTTTTTTGTCTTTTTATTATAGGGTTGTTTCTATCATAATTTACACTATCAGCGGCTTGTAATAGGTGGTCAAGTTTGGATTTTTCATTTTCTAAACAACCGTATAAATATTTAATATTATCAAATTCCATTATCTATTTTCAAAGTATGTATAAAGCATTAATAACAATATACCAACAACTGCATAAAAACTTGAGTCCATTATCTTTCCTCTAATTTGTTACGAGCTCTAGTAAGATACCAGATAGCCTTATCTAAGTCCTGGATATTTGCATCTTTATGATCTGCTCTCCAGATATACTTGATAGCTGCCGCCTTGCAGTAACCAATAAACTGTTCAAAAGTTAAAGCTGATTCTATTGCGTCTATACACTCAATAGAGCCTTTTTTATAGTGTGGGGGGTGGTTTACATTATCTGTCATCTTCTCTCCATAGCATATCGCCAGTTTAAATTATTATTTTGTAATCTTTCATTTATTTTTTTCTTAACATATTCATGTACTTCTATTGGAGCCCCAAGACTTGATATACCAAATCTATCAAGTTCTTTTGGTACCTCAAGTTCAATAACTACTGTATATGTTTTTCTAGTCATTTTGTTCTCCATATTCTTGCTTTCCAGTTTTTATCATCATTACAGATTGTTCTAGCTGTAATTTTAAAATGATAACTTAAAAAATTTCTTATTTGATGATAGTGTTTTTTATTATTTGTAATAATAGAATCTCCAACTTCCATTTCTTTTAAATAACCCCATTTGCCACACCCAAATGAGTTAGGAAGCGGTATATTTTTTTCAATAACAGGTTTATCTGTCATTTTGTTTCTCCAAAATACTAAGTGCTATTATCTGTCATGAATTTACCCATAATTTTTGTAGTTTTTCATTAATTGTTTGTAAAGATGCTAAAGGTATTAGAGCTCCTACTAAAAGATTATATTCTTTGTCTTTTAAACAAGTTTGCAACCAATCTTCATTTAGTGACTCATATTGATCAATTGCATTAGCAACTTCATTTATAATTTCATTTATTTGCTCTTTTTCATTTATATTCATTTTTTTTCCTTACTCAAACTCATACCCCAACATAACCTCAACTATGCTTGGAGTATTATAGATCGTAGGACTCTCTCC